ACCCTAGCTGTAAGTAAGTGCTTACTAACTTAGGGGGTGGGGGGTAGGGCCGGCGGCCAGTGGGCCACGGTAGCGTAGGGGCTACAAACAAAATTTTTTTTAATATAGAATCCAAGCACACGTACCAGTGGCTGGAGAATCCATGTTTTACTCGCTTCCATACGAAGCGCGCAAAGTCGAAGCGACAGAGGCGCGCTTAAACCGAATCTACGATGCTGCCAAGCTGGGCCTCAAGGGCGACACATTAGCTATGGCTGCGGGCATGTTGCCCACCGAGTACCGCCAACTGTGCCAGCTTGACCCGATTGCCGAAGTCGCCGCGTTGAAGGGCAAGGCCGATGGCGAGATAGAAGCCTCACGCCAACTGCACAAAGCCGCCGCAGAGGGAGACGCCAAGGCCAGCCTGGCTATCTTGCAACACGTCCACGGCTGGGTTGCCAAGCAGGCCATCACCATTGACGTGGATCAGCGCATCTCGATCACCGCCGCCTTGGCCGAAGCCGAGCGGCGCGTCATGGACGTTATCGAGAACAACCCAAGTGAATACCTCACGCCAAAACTAGATGCAGTCCACCAAGTACAGCGCTGAAGACGAACAAGAGTTGATGGCGCGGCTGTGGTCGCCCCAGATCAAGGACAACCCGCTGGCGTTCGTCATGCTGCTGTTTCCGTGGGGCGTCAAGGGCACGCCGCTGGAGCATTTCAGTGGCCCGCGCAAGTGGCAGCGCGATGTAATGCAAGACATTGCCGCGCACATTAAGCAGAACAACGGCAAGATTGACTTCGATACCCTGCGCGAAGCGGTTGCGTCAGGCCGTGGTATCGGCAAATCGGCCCTTGTCAGTTGGCTGGTGATCTGGATGCTGTCCACGCGGATCGGCTCGACAACCATCGTGTCGGCCAACAGCGAGTCGCAGTTGCGTAAGGTGACTTGGGCCGAGATCACCAAGTGGCTGGCGATGGGGCTGAACAGCCACTGGTTTGAGGTCAGCGCAACCAGTCTGCAACCGGCCAAATGGCTGACCGAGTTAGTCGAGCGCGATCTGCGTAAGGGCACCAGGTATTGGGGCGTTGAGGGGCGGCTGTGGTCGGCTGAAAATCCGGACGCGTTTGCCGGTGTGCACAACATGGACGGCGTGCTGGTCATCTTTGACGAAGCCAGCGGTATTGATGACGCCATCTGGGCGGTGACGGCGGGCTTCTTTACGGAGAACACGCCCAACAGGTTTTGGTTTGCGTTTTCCAACCCCCGCCGCAACACGGGGTACTTTTACGAGACGTTCCACTCCAAGCGCGACTTCTGGAATACCAAGGTGGTGGACGCCCGCACGGTCGAGGGGACAGACAAGGCGGTCTACCAGCAGATCATTGACGAGTACGGGCCGGACTCAGCCCAAGCGCACGTTGAGGTGTACGGCCAGTTCCCGAGCGCGGGTGATGATCAGTTCATCGGCGCCAACACGGTCGATGAGGCCATGAAGCGGGTCAAGTACCAGGACTTGAGCGCGCCTATTGTGATCGGGGTCGATCCGGCGCGGTTCGGCGCGGACGCTACGGTCATCGCCGTGCGGCAAGGGCGCGACATTGTGAAGATCATTAGGCACCGAGGCGACGACACCATGACCGTGGTGGGGTATGTGATCGACGCCATTGAGGAATACAAGCCCACGCTGGTCGTCATCGACGAGGGCGGGCTGGGGGCGGGCATTGTGGACAGGCTCAAAGAGCAGCGCTACAAGATCAAGGGCGTAAACTTTGGCAACAAGTCCAAAAACCCGATCATGTACGGCAACATGAGGGCGCAAATGTGGGGCGACATGCGGGAGTGGCTCAAGACGGCCAGTATTCCAAACGACAGGTTCTTGAAGACGGACTTGATTTCGCCTATGATGAAACCTGATTCACGTGGAACAATTTTTTTGGAATCAAAAAAAGACATGAAGGCGCGTGGTTTAGCCTCGCCAGACGCTGCGGACGCTATTTGCGTGACGTTTGCCTTTCCTGTGGCACATCGGGGCGAGTACAATGCGCGAACAACCACCCGCCGAACGTATTCAGACACTTCGGCCAACACATCTTGGATGGGAAGCTAGATGGCAACGAAAAAAACTGTTTCTTTGTCTGTTGGACGCGGTGAAAAACTGCCGGTGTCTAAGGGCGCTGGCCTGACGGCCAAAGGCCGCGAGAAATACAACGCTGCGACTGGCTCAAACCTCAAAGCGCCGGCTCCAAACCCCAAGACCAAGGCAGACCAAGGCCGCAAGGATTCATTTTGTGCAAGAATGGGCGCCGTAGCAGCCAACGCCAAAGACGGCGAACGCGCTAAAGCAGCCCTTAAACGATGGAAGTGCTAATCATGGCGACAAAACCCGGCTTGTACAGTAATATCGCGGCAAAACGCGAACGTATCAAAGAAGGCAGCGGCGAGAAGATGCGTAAACCAGGCGCGCCTGGCGCTCCGACAGCCAAGGCGTTCAAAGAGTCTGCCAAAACTGCGAAGAAGAAATAAATGAGCTTTACTAAGCCTATTGGCGTTGCGTACCTTGATCAAGACATTGACGGGGGCATTATCGGCGCTACCAACCCGCAAACTATCACCGGCACATCTATTTTTGCAACCTCAAAAACAGGCTATACCGATAGCGCGTATGGAACGGTAACGCAAACGGGCAATAAGGCTTCGGGCGTAACATTAAACAAGTCAGCAGGCACCATTACCACAACAAACGCGCAAATGGCACCTAACGCTGAAGTTGCGTTTATTGTCACCAACAGCCAAGTGTCTGCTTTAGACACAGTTATTGTCAACATTGCGTCTGGCGCAACGGCTACATTTGCGTATGTTATAGCAGTAGTGACCGTGGCAGACGGCGCATTTACTGTCAATCTAAGCAACGTGTCCAGCAATGCGTACACAGACACGCTAAAAATTAATTTCGCTGTTTTGCACATCGGAACATAAAATGCCGCTAGTTAAGTCAAAGACACCCGAAGCATTCCGCAAGAACGTCAAGGCTGAAGTGGCTGCTGGCAAGCCTGTGAAGCAGGCAGTGGCAATTGCTTATTCGGTCAAGCGTGAAGCAGCAAAGAAAAAGAAATAACATGGCAGACCCAACAGGCATAGTCGCCGCCGCAGCCGTTGCTGTTGGTGGTTCGGCCAAAGATAAAAGCGATGCGGATGTGTTGGCAACAGCACGCTCGCGTTTGGACATGGCTGTCTCGGCGCTGTCTGAGTCGCGTGAAGATGAAGTCGATGACCTGAAGTTCTACGCCGGCTCGCCCGACAACCATTGGCAGTGGCCCGCCGATGTGCTGGCGACTCGCGGCGCGGTGCAGGGTCAGACAATCAACGCACGGCCCTGTTTGACAATCAACAAGCTGCCGCAGCATGTGCGTCAGGTGACCAACGACCAGCGGCAGAACCGCCCAGGCGCTAAAGTCATCCCCGTGGACGACAACGCTGATGTGGAAGTCGCCGACATTTTCAACGGCATGATCCGGCACATTGAGTACATCTCGGATGCCGATGTGGCTTACGACACGGCCTGCGAAAACCAAGTGTCCTACGGCGAAGGCTACTTGCGCCTGCTCACAGAGTACTGTGATGACAACACCTTTGACCAAGACATCAAGATTGGCCGCATCCGCAACTCGTTCTCGGTCTACATGGATCCAATGATCCAAGACCCAACCGGCGCGGACGCCAAGTATTGTTTCATCACCGAAGACTTGACCCGCGCAGAGTACGAGCGCTTGTACCCCGATGCAGCGCCCATTACAACTTTGCAATCTTTGGGCGTAGGCGACCAGTCGATTAGCAACTGGCTCAACGAAGACACGATCCGCGTTGCAGACTACTACTACATCGACTACGACCGCGCTACGCTGAACCTGTACCCTGGCAACATCACCGCTTTTGAGGGCACACCCGAGGACAAGCAGCTAAAAGCCATCTATGGCAAGCCCAAGCGCAGCCGCGAAGCTGACCGCCAAAAGGTCAAGTACTGCAAGATCAACGGCTACGAAATCCTTGAGAAGCGCGATTGGGCGGGTAAATACATCCCCGTGATCCGCATCGTTGGCAACGAGTTTGAGGTTGATGGCCGTTTGTATGTGTCGGGCTTGGTGCGTAACGCCAAGGATGCCCAGCGCATGTACAACTACTGGGTTTCACAAGAAGCTGAGATGCTGGCCTTGGCGCCAAAAGCGCCATTTATCGGCTACGGCGGGCAGTTTGAGGGCTACGAAGACAAGTGGAAGACCGCAAATACGACCAACTGGCCGTATCTGGAGGTCAACCCAGACGTTACAGACGGCCAAGGCGCTGTTTTGCCACTGCCAGCTAGGGCACAGCCACCGATGGCCTCCAGCGGCCTGCTGCAAGCCAAAGCGGGTGCATCTGAGGACATTAAGTCCACAACCGGCCAATACAACGCATCTTTGGGCATGGGTTCCAATGAGAGAAGCGGCAAAGCAATTCTTGCGCGTCAGCGCGAGGGCGATGTGGGCACATACCACTACGGCGACAACTTGGCCCGTGGTGTTCGGCACGTGGCCCGTCAGCTTGTGGACTTGATCCCGAAGATTTACGATACCCAGCGCATTGCTCGCATCATCGGTGAAGATGGCGAGACAAAAATGGTCAAGATCAACCCTGATCAAGATCAGCCGGTCAACAAGATTGTTGACGAGCGCGGCATTGTGATGGAGAAAATCTACAACCCTGGCGTTGGCAAGTACGATGTGGTGGCTACCACCGGCCCAGGCTACGCGACCAAGCGTCAGGAGGCGCTAGAGGCGATGGCCCAACTGCTGCAAGGCAACCCGCAACTGTGGGCGGTGGCCGGTGACCTGTTTGTCAAGAACATGGACT